GACGTTCTTTAGTCTTGTTAGTGCCATCTTTTAGAACTCTTATGAAGGTGTCTCTGCAGTTTCTTCATACCCTATTAGGGTTGCAGTCACAGCAGCAGTTGATTTAACATAAATTGACTGATATGATCCTAAGACCAATCCACCCAGTTCAAATATAGAAGCATCAGCGACTTGCTTTTGCTTGACAAGGTATTGATGTTCCTTTATCATTGATACCCCAGATACTAATAACTCAACACCATTAGCATCAATAAACTCAGTTGCAGGTGTTGTATTTGCAGCTGCAATCCTATCGACTGTAGTAGCAACAGGTCTATGTTTATTAGTATGAGATCTAAGTAAGTTATTATTATCTAGAACTCTTACCTCTTGGTTAATATCACGAAACTTACCTATACTATAGTCTAGGTTGTTTCTAAATTCATGATTATCAAAGTAAATGATACCTCTCAGTACATCAAAGTACTTAATTCTACCTGAGTTACCTCTAGTTGTACCAGTTCCTGCATGTGAGGTTCCAATTGAACAAGAAGCACCAGATGTACTACCTGTGAAAGTAGTATCTCCTGTGGTATACTCTAGTGAAGTAGCAAACTGTAGTCCTGTGAACCACAATTTATTGTTACTTGCGTCCCAATACTGTACAGTTGCAGTCTGTGAACTAGCAGATCCAAGAGAAGGATTTGTCCAAGTTACTGGTTCGCCAGCTATGAATGTACCACTAACGTTAGCAACATCAGCAACTATTGATGATGTATTCTGTCCAGTGGGTAATGAAAATCCTTCATAGTTTTGTGGTGCACCTGGTTGGTTACCTGGTGTGTCTAATTGTATTGCATCTGTCTGCTCAATTATACCTATGTCAACGTTAACATTACCACCAGTATTATTTGATATGATTATTTTTGCACTCGTCACCGTCGCACCAGGACAGGTGTAAAATGGAAATTCTTGAGTTGTTATCGCCTGTGCGTTAGCAGCGACGGTTCCGTTTGTGTATGGTGTTACTGTTGGTGTAAAGGAACCAAGTACACCATTTTGCTTAGTTGCCATGGTTAATTAAATGAATGGAAGTAAATTTTACCTCTGGAAGTACCCCCAGATGTATTTGCGTTTAATGTAGAAATGGATCCAGTTTGAGGATCAATAAGAACAATCTCTCTTGCAGTTATATTACCACCTGTATTAGTTGCAGGGTTGGTAGTTGTAACTGTTAGATCACCGTCAATGTTTGAATCACCAGATACATCTAACTTTTTGGTTGGAGACTTGGCAATACCGAGATTACCATTGGTATCCAATACCATTTGGTCTGTTCCTGTGTTGTCAGTAAAGTGTAAACCAATACCAACAACACCTTTCTGTAAGATAAACTTACCTGCAGATGCACTACCTGCGATAATCGTAGACCCTGTAGCATATATAGTTCCCTCGACTTCGAGGTTATATGTGCCTGGTGGTCTACCAATACCACATTTAACACTTGCTTGTGTACCTAATTGAAAATCGCCTGTCCCGTTGGCTGTGATATTACCGCCAAATACTGCATCACCACTAGCAGAAGCCAGAGTAAACTTATTTGTAGCGATAGTAATGTCACCGCTACCAGTGATGGATGTGACTGCATCTATTGCTCCTCCTATGTTTATACCTGTTGAAGATGTTGTTAAAACAGTTGAACCTTGGCGATTTAATTGAACCTCACCGTTATTTGACTTTAGGATTAGATCTGCACCGACTCCTGCAGCCTTGAGATTAACGATACTATCGCCATTAGTATCACCAATTCCCATTCCACCTACCCATACGTTAGCAAATGACTTAAGGTTTGATCCTAAGTCAGCACCTAAGTCAGTAGCGGGTTCAAAACCACTTGTTGCAACGACTTTATCGTTACATGTAAGAGTACTCGTTACATCAAGAGTCTGCTGGGCGACAACAGTGTTCGAGAATGTTGCAGCTGCACTGAATGTACTAGCAGCATTAACTGTTACACTGTCACTTGCACTATCACCTAAGGTTGTACTACCATTGATCTGAATAGTATCAACAGTCAACGTACCAGAGAATGAAGCGTTGTCCAGTGTTTTATTAGATAACGTCTGTGTGGCGGCTAGAGTAACTAATGTATCTGCTGTGGCAACGGAACCATTTGAAGGTAAGATATAAGTATGCTGTACACCTGTTGGTATATCTGCTGTACTAAATCTAGCAACTTTCGTATTGTCCGAAGAGTTGGGTATAACAAACAAGGTATCAGTAATTGCTAAAACAGAACCTAGACGTATTTGACCAGTACCTTGTGCAGATATGGTAAAGTCTAGGTTCGTATCGGCACTATCCTTTGCCTGTATGTTTAATGTCGTACCTACTTTCTGTAAGTTTAATCTTGCGTCACCCATTGCAAGACCAATTTGTCCCTGTGTTTCAGAGAAGAGACCTGTCTTTTGTTTAAGCTCAAACTGAACACCTGGCACAGAATATGTACCAGAAGGCACTGCACGGAATATACTTCCGACTGCAGATCTTTTATTTTGATCAGTTGGGTCTGAGTTATCAAGGAGAAGTAAAGTATCACTCGATGATACGTCACCTGAGTTTAATAATGTAAGATCAGATATTTTACGTGTTGCCACACCTATTCCACAATAAAACGTTCAAGTTTATTTATAACTCTTATCAAAGTGAAAGTAACCTTCACTGCCTTGCCAATACCCTTTATCCCATGTATGATACCTATCCTTGAACAATTTTACTTTACTTTCTAATGGTTTATCTTTCCATGTACATCCTACTGAGGAGTGTCCTAGAAAAAACTTCCCTTTTTCAATGTAAGAGAAGATCATATCACATGCAGGATTTTTTACTATTATAATAGAGACATGAGCACCAAGTACGTGTGGTTGTGTGACTTCTACTACCTGTTCACGATATGGTTTGTCTGGTTGGTAGTTATATCTAGAACTGGTTAGAAATTTATGATCGTCTATCTTCTCATGCTTAACATATATGTGTGCCCATGACGTAGGATTAGCAGATGCCTGTTTCCAGTTATCAAACTCACCCTCAAACCACTCTTCAAATATGTCTATTTCCATTTGATCGGGCATTTTCCCCCATTAGATAGTCTTTGCTTTATTATATCCCATGATCTGAATGGTGCAAACTCACGTAGTATGTGTGTTTGTTTATTCATCTTATACCACTCCTCTGGTGGTGCTTTACGTTCGATGATAAAGTCTGGATCACTCTTCTTAGAGTATAGTCTGAAATAATATAGTGGAGTACCTGCCTTGAGCATCAAGTTCTGATCCGTATCTAGGATCTTAAGTCCAACTACCAATGGTCGTTGCCAATGTGATATAGGAAACGTTGCAGGTATTAGTTCAAACCCAACTCGTGACAATAAAGGATGTGGGATCTGTTCCACCCATACATCTTTCTCATTTGTCCATAGCATATAACTCAACTTGAGTTGGATCTCTGGATATGTACCTGCCAACCAGTTCTCTCCTACATGGAAGTAAGCATCATATGCTTTTTGTGTAAGATCAGTTCCAAGTTTACCTGACTTAGTATCGCATTTCATACCAATATCGAACGGTTGAGTGACTACCCAACAGTTCTCTGTCCATTTCTTCCATGCAGGACATTTTGCATGATCGTATCTGGACGAATATCCTGCCCGAAATTTTTTTGGGTCTTGTACTATTTCATCGGGGAATTGTACACCAGGATTATCTCCTAATGTATAGTCCCAATAAACTCTCTTCACTCTTCCTCTTCTAGTGCTTTATCCAATGCCTCTGCTATCTTATCATTTGATGGCAAATTAGACAAAGGTTTATTTTTCATGAAAGGACTATCAGGATGTGGAACTTCAGTTTGCTTACTCTTGTACTTAGAAACGTTAATCTTTTTCCTTTTACCTTTGTTTGCTTTTTGCTTCTTGATTACTTCAATAGCATCACCAACGGTAACGATATTACCTGCTTCCTCATCAGGTATTTCAACACCAAAACATTCTTCTAAGAACATGACAAGTTCTACCATGTCCAGACTGTCTAGTTCTAGGTCATCACCCAATTTACTATCCCACGTGACCTCTACGTCAAGTGTTCTAGTTTCTCCCATAGTCTCAATGATTGCTAACTTAGCAACCTTAAGCATGGTAACTTTACTGATCCTCTTGCTGTCCTTAAGGATCTGTTTTATTTCAGAATAAGTTTTGTTATAAGACATTAAACATACACCACGTCATTCATTGTACATGTGTCCCGAACGAAGTCGAGAACTCTTAGGAATTCATCACCGTTATCACAGCTGATACACTTGACAGTTCCTTTATCTGATAGTAGTGTAAACCTTTTCTTAGGAATGTCAACCGTCACCTTATCAAGGTATTCTTCATCTGGGAAGGGATAGTTCATAATAAAAGATAATATACTTGTATCTATCCTAGCACACTAACTGAGGTTTGTAAAGTATGGGTGGTCACCTGCTCTGCTGGCACGTCTGTTGACCTCACCTGCCTTCTCCATAAGGCTAAGACCTGCAGCACGTGTAGCCTGTAGCGTGTCAATGCATTTGCTATTATCTGTGTCTCTTCGTACAATTTCTTCGACGTAATCGTCTAAATGGTCAGCAAGAATACTTTTTAAGAACATTGCTTCTTGCTTAGTTACTGACATATGAAAAGTCATTTGTGTTTCTGGAAAGCGACATTCAATTCAAATATATGTTAGAAGCATCCATATCTATGTTGCCACCAACATTTACTCTCATGTCACCACTGGCAACATTTATATCATAACTATTACCTGAAGGAATTGATGCCATTCCATCGAATGAACCACCAGCAATGCAAGATATAGAACCACCGTCTATGTTGGTCTTTACCTTACCTCCAACTTGTTGGATTACATTACCATCAGTCTTCTCATACCTGCACTTAAGTGCTTCAGTACGAATATCTCCTTCACTACGGACGGAGAATGTTGATGTTTCCTTTTGGATTTTAACTTCATAATTACCTTTAACGTTCTCCTTAATGGAGCCACCTTCGCTCAAATCATTTAGTAGGAAGGTTGTTTTGTTTTCATAAGAATTAGACTTTAATTTCATCTGATTCTTACTATTAATAAACATATTCTCATCAGCGATGAGACTATAGACACCTTTGCACTCTTGTTGCCAGTTGCCATTCACCATATCATAGCGGTTGCCTTCAACCTCAGTATG